CTCTACTCACTTCTCCAACTGTATTATTTAAGAAATATTTTAAATCACTATTCCAATTTTTTCTTGCGGTTATAAATCCTACAACTAAATCACCAACTTCTGGTTTATTAATTAATAGATTATTATCTCTTTTTGTGAATCTTTCAAATGTTTTTAACTTTTTCATAAATTATATTTTTTTGCCGTAATAAGTTCCTTTAATTCATCTTCATCTTTTATTTCTATCCAAGGAAAAGTAAACTCATACTCGCCGTCAATAACATGAATATTCAAATGATCTAATATATTTTTTTCAATTGTGGTAATTGGTGAATAACCATAAATTTTAAAAATTATATGGTCGTTAAAATAAGTATAATATACATTATATGGAATATAATTATCTTTTAATATTTTCATATCATCAAAAATTTCATCACCAAAAAAATCTTTCATATAATGTGAAGATTTACTATTCTCAAACAATTTAATATATTTCATTCCATATTATTTATTTCATTCTGTCTCTTTTCTTCTCCTTCTTTCATTAGTTTTTCTTTAGTAATATTATCTCCAAAATTATGATACCAATATACTCTTTTTAACACTCCAGCAGAACTTGGTAACTCACCGTCTGGCTTTTTCACTCCAAGAAAATTCCAATCTATATTATTATCATTATCACAAATTTCAAAATCGTCACTCATCACATTAAATACTGGATAAAATGTACTAACTTCTAAAGTAAATTTCATAGTTATAATACCCTCAGATGTCATATTTATTTCTCTTGGTATATCTATACCACTATCAGAAGGTAACTTAAAAAATGCATCTAATTTTATTCCAAAATAACTAATATTAAAAAATCTATAATTATATAATACATCTAAAATTTTTTTATAACATATATCAACTTCCCACTCATTATCCAATCTGATTTGAACATCATATGACAACGAAATTGGCACAGCTTTTGTTCTACTCACAATTGATCTAAAATCATCATTAAGTTTTGTTTCTTTTGAAACATATTGATTTGGATTAGCAAATTCTTCATCCCTTTGAGAGCCACCCTTAAAAGTTATTACACCTCTTTGTTTCTGATCTGTATTTAATTCTACCCTATTACCAACAATATCATCAACAAAGGCATCTAACATAAATCTTTCTTGACCTGCAAAAGATGTATAAAATGGTAGTAATACTCTTATTTTTTTACCATCACTCCAACGATTTATCCATCTGACTTTTGTTCCTAAAACTTTACATAAAGCAATAGTTGTCATTCTAACAAAATTATCATCGTAATTATATTCTTCATCTATGTGCATACAAAACTTTTTTATTTTATTTATATATAAAATTTTGATATCAGCAAAAAAATCTAATATGAAATATCAGAGGAAATTCATCATAAAGATTATTATAAATTTACCATGGCATAATGAAAATTCTTATGTTAAAGATTTTATTAAAAATTCAATAGGTTATTATCATTTATCAACTCATAATTTAGAAAATGCAAAAATTTGGCGTTACAGAAAAACTTGTGAAAATAGTATAAACATGGTCTTGAGTAAACATGACCCAACAAAAAATATAATGTATTTTTCAAAAGATTCATTTGAAATAATAGAAATAACTGATAATCAAACACTTAGAAGTATAAAATTAAATAAAATTAATAAATCAAATCAAGATGAAATTTAAAATTGGTGATAAAGTTAAAATAAATAAAAAAAAGGCTAACTGGAATCCAACATGGTATTCTGATGAGGTTTACACAATTAAAGAAATTGATGAGAAAAAAAATATTATTACATTAGATAGAAATTTACATAATCACTCAAATAATATAATAAATATTTATTATTTAAAATCATTAAAAAAAGAAAGAAAAAATAAACTTTTAAAATTAAATTCACTATACATTTTAGGTAGTCCAAATTAATCAATTCATAGTTGATAATAAAAGAGCATCATCTTCGGATGGTGTTTTTTATTTTAAAATAATTATATATACTAAAAAATAATTAATAAATATGAAACATCTTCAAGGATTTTATGAACAAACAAATGAAGCTAAAATTGCTACAAAAGATACAACTATGTCAGAATTTACGACTGATACTTTAATACAAATAGTAGATGAAGATGATAAAAATATTGGTCAAGCAAAAATTAAAAAAGTGTTAAAAACATCTTACCAAGTAACTTATAAAACAAAACCATATAAAGTTAATAAAACAGACTTGTCACTAAATAATCACGGTCAAATCCAAACTGAACTGAAAAATTTAAAATAAAATATTATGACATTACAAAAATTTGAAAATTATGACAATTCTGATATATCTTGGAATGTTGAACATCTTGAAGGATTAATTAAGTATTATGAAAAACGCATTGAAGAATTAAAGGAAGAGCAAGAATCTAGTAACTTTCCAGAAGGGGAAGAAACAGAAATAAATGGATGTGAAGAATGTGAAAGTTTATTAAAAGGAATGATAGATAAAAAATCATGGTTCTACCGAAAATTCAATGAAAAAGCCTGAAAAGGCTTTTTGTATTTTAAACCTTTATCATATTTTATCATATATTATTTAAATTAAAACTGAATAAATATGAGTAATCTTAAGAATGATATGTTCTGGTATAAGTACCAACCAAAAAGCCTAAATACAATAATATTACTTCCAAGAATAAAAGAACTAGTTAAAGATGGTCTAAAAGCAAATATGATATTCTACAGTGACACACCAGGGACTGGGAAAACCACACTAGCAAAAATACTTTGTATGATGACTGATAATATAGAATTCAACGCTTCTCAAGATACAGGAGTTGATATTCTAAGAGATCAATTAAAAAAACATTGTAAAACTTTAAATCCATTTGTTGAAAAAGATGCACAAAAAACTATATTTCTTGATGAATTTGATGGTGTGTCTGCTGAATATCAAAAAGCAATGAAAGGATTTTCAGATAAATATCAACACGTTAGATTTATTTTAACAACTAATTATATTCAAAAGATTGATGAAAAAGTTCTATCTAGATTTATCAAAGTAGATTTTGATCCTAAAAATAAAGAAGAAACTGATTATCTTCAGTTAATGTACTTCAAATATTTGAAAGCAATTGCAACAAAAAATACAATATCTATTACTGATGAAGAAATCAGAAAGATGATAATGCTTAGCTTTCCTGATTTAAGACAGGCAACTCAAAGATTACAAGAAGTTTTCATGACAAATAATACAGAACAATTTAAAAACTTAAATGCATCTGGATATGATGATATTTTTAAATTTGTGATGGATGGTAGAAATAATATTGAAGATAATTATTCTTTTGTCGTTAATAATTTTCAAGATAATCCATTAGAATTAATGAAAGCTTTAGGTAGACCATTATTTAATAGAATACAAAGTATTGATAATGAAAATATAATAAAACAAGGCGCAACACTTGTTAGACTACAGAAATCTTATAACTCTGAATACACTTCAACAATAGATCCAGTTTTACATTTAATTTCTTATCTAACAGATATAAAAGAAGTATTAAAGAAATGATATATGAAAACTTAACATTAAGTCAAAGGGAAGAATATAAAACATTTTGTGATGAATACTTAGGTAAAACTATATCATTTTCTGAAAACCATGAACCATTATATTTTAATGAAAATTCTGAAATGTATAGATTTAAAGATATATATCAGGGTATCAGGAGATTTAAATTAGAAAAAATAAATAATATTAATGCTTGATAAAAACGTAACTTATGATAAATGGTCAAAATTAGGATTACTTAAAGGACTTGATTCAGGTCACACATGGAAGAATCAAATGCTCGTTACTGACGAAATTGAAGATAACCAAGATACTCCATTATTACCAATAGCTATGAGAATTGCCGCACACACAATTGCTGGAGGTGGTTGGCATCAATCCGAAAAACAAAAATTAAAACAAAACAGATTAAATAAACTTCGTCAACTTCAAGGTGAAGAGCCAAACGTTATTTTGCCAGATGATGAATTTGATCATGGATTAGTATCAGTACAACCACTATCAGCACCATCATCGCACCTTTGTTATATAGATTTTGCATATAAAAGCATTTCAGAAATTTATGGGCCATATAATAATAAATCTGAAGCATTATCTACAATAAACACAACAAATAGATATATAGGTTTAACTATTGCAATAAAATCAAAAAATGAACCAATTGAATATTGGTTTAAAAGAGGTGTTGAAGATATAAATTTAATTCCAAGAAATAAGAAAAGATTAAGAAAAGAAAAATTAATGGAATTAAATAAATTTAATATATAATTAAAAAATAATACTAAAAAGATGGATGATATCAAAATTTTTAAAGAAAAAGCTATAAATGACTATATTTATAATAATATAAATTTAACACATACTGGTGCGCCTGATATAAAAAATGGTTTAAGGAATATATTAGGTGAAGAGCCAGCGGTTAAATTTAATTATAAACAAAATATGAAAATAAATGAGATAAATGGTAAAGTTGAAAGATTACCAAATGAATTAGAATCTATTGAAGTTTATTATACATATATTGGATCAGACAATGCGCCTCATGCTTCACATATGAAATATATTGTAAACTAAGAGTATTTTTAAACCAATTTATAATTATTCTATATAAGAAATAAACAATAATTATATATGATTAGCATGAACCTTGTATTGGACGCAAATTATCTTTTATATCGTGATGTCTTTATATTACATAAATTAAAAACACTTTATGGTGATTTAGAAACACTATTATTAAATGATTACAATAAAATAACAAACGATTATCCTTTCAATTTAATATATGTTATATCTGATAGTAAAAGAAATTGGAGAAAAAACATATATCCAGAATATAAAGGCAAAAGAAAAAAAGATTTAGATATTGATTGGGAATTTGTATTTGATACATTCGATAAATTCAAAGAAAACATTAAACACAGGCATAATTGTTTACAATATCAAATAGATCCTTTTGAAGGTGATGATATTATTGCACATATTGTGAAAGAAACAAACAAAGAAGGAACTTCAAATTTAATTTTATCTAATGATGGTGATATTCATCAATTATTAGAATTTAGTATATCAAATAACTACATAAATTTAATGTACAATCATAAATTCCAGAATGAAGTTCTTTTTGTTCCAGAAAATTATAGTATTTTCTTAAGACATATTGAAGATACTACGGAAGGTGATATATTTGATATGACAGATGATAATATAGATTTTATGAATTATTTTGATAAACTCACAAATAGAGCAAAAATTAAAGAAATTAATAAAGAAGAATCTTACTTCAAAAAATTAGTCTCTGGTGATATTGGAGATAATGTTTTAAGTGTTGTTAAATTTACAGTGAATACAAAAGGTATTGGTGTTGCAGGTTCTGATACAGTTTATAGAATGTTCAAAGATAGATATCCAAATGAAATTGATTTTGACTCAGATGAATTTATAACTCAACTAAGTGAGATTTTATATATTTACAAAAAAAATAATAGAGATATTGATTTTAAGGAAAAAGTTATTGAAAATATAAAATTTTCTAGAACTTTAACAAGATTAGATGGAAAATATTTACCATCTGGATTTCAGAAAATTCTATTTGATAATATTAGAATTTAACTTGCGATAAACACCGTTTTTAGGTGTTTATCGCAAGTTAAAAATCCTTCTTCGGAAGGATTTTTTATTTTAAATATTAATATATACTTAATATTATGAAATATATTAAAACATTTGAAATGTCAAGACTACGAAATAATCCAAAAGTTAATGATTATAAAAAATATGTTGGTAAATGGGTTGTAGTTAAAGCATTTCGTAATGGGGAAATTACAATTGCAGAATTTAAAAAAATTGAATCATTTAACAATTCTATATATTTATATATTCCTGAAAATTCACCTTTTTCGGCAGGTGGGTATTGTGTTATACCAATATCAGAGTTTGAAGTTTTAGATTCTTGTGATAATAAAGAAGAAACGGAAGAAATGTTAAATAATGCAAAAATAAAGGAAGAATCAAAAAAATTCAATATATGAAAATAAAAAGATTTGATAATATAAATGAAAATTTAACAAGTGATATAATAGAACATGCAGAAATACATCCAAAAATATTAAAAAAATATAGAGATAAAATACTACTTAACGTAACAACTAACAAATATAATATATGAAAACTTACAATCAATTTATAGAGTCTACAACTGGGAAATATGTTAATGTTGATTATAAGATAATTATAAGAGACATAAAAGATAATCCAGAATTGTTAGTAACAGATTTCAAAATTGTTACATCAGAAAATAAAAGAATAATAATAAAAGGTAAAGGATACGAAAATGTATATCTAAACGGTTATAATGATGGTAAAAAGAAAAAAGGATGGTCAGCTTTTGATGACTTTAAAGATGACAAAACTAGAACAGTCTGGAATAAAAATTTTGAAAACGGTTCTAAAAAAATAAAAGTATATGCCTAATGAAAATAAAAAAATTTGAAAGCAATAATTATAACAAATTAAATTCTAATGATGAATATATAGAACTAACAGCTAAAGAAGATTATGTACTATATAATGGCATGGATGGTTTTTATCATATTAAAAGATCAATACCTAAAGGTCAAAAAATATTTTTATCAAATTATTCAAAATTTAATAATCCGTCTTCTGAGCCAATGAATTATCCATATATAGTAGGTATTTTACCTGAAGATCCAAATTGGAAAGATAACGATACATTTGGCTGGATTAGCAAAAAAGATATTTTGAAGTATTTTAATTAATTACTTTAATTTTTCAATAATATTTGTTGTTGAATAACCTTCAGTTAATTCAATAGTCTTTATTTCTCCACCATTATTTTTCACAATATCATATCCAACGATATCTTCTTCTTTATAGTCACGACCCTTCACCAAAATGTCAGGTTTAATCAATTTGATAAGGTTTAACGGTGTTTCTTCACTGAAATATAGAATGACATCAACAAAAAATAAAGATGCTACAATCATCGATCTTGTGTTCTGACTATTGATTGGTCTATTTGGTCCTTTGGTAAGCCAATATGGTGAATCATCAGAATTTATTCCTATAATAAGTATATCTCCTAAATCTGCAGCTTTAGATAAATATTCTACATGACCAAGATGTAAAATATCAAAACAACCATTAGTAAAAACAATTTTTTTATTTTCTAATCGCCATATTTCAATCTTATCTTGAATATCAATCCAATTATAAATTTTAGATTCAATAATTTTTAAGTTTTTCATATAACTTATATAATATTATAACGAAAAGTTTTTTTATCAAAAAAAATTTAATATATTTGTGATATATGAAAAATTAAATCTATGAAAAATTTACTATTTGTGTTGTTATTGATGTTTTTTTCTTGTCAAAAAAGTGATGTTATTCCTGAACCTGTTCCTATTAAATCAAAAAATGTTAATTTAGAAAGTATGAATGCGTTCATTCTTACTTGTGAATATCTACCAAAAACCTTTATTCTTCAACCAGTTGTTAAATTTAAAACTAATACGGGTTACATTGGTCTTGAACGACCAACTATAGATGAAATTCTAACATTGATAAAGCAGAATTCAATTTATAAAATCACAATATATGGTAGTAATTCTTGTTGGACAACAGATTTATGTGCAGAATGTAAAAAATTATATTTAAATTATGAATTTTTAGATGTGAATGAAGTTACAGATAAATAAAAAAAGAGCCTAAAGGCTCTTTTTTTATTGAAAAGATTCTCTTGTTTCATCAGGATTATATTTATTAAAACCAAAACTATTACCATCTTTATCAAAATTTTCAGTTTCACCTTCTAATGGTTCAGGCTTAACATCTTCTATACCAGATTGTTCATCAAATTTATTAACTTTTTTAATTAAATTATCAAAATCATCAACTAAAAATTTTTCCATTATTTCTCTGTATCTTCTATAAAGAAGTTCTTCTACATTAAAATCTCGTTCTTCCATAAATATATGAGAATCTGATTGGTCTTCATCAAAAACCTCGATTGGAAATCCAGTTTCATTATTATAAAATGGTGTTGCTTTTACTACGACACCATCTGCTTCATCAACAAATTTAAATATACCTTCAGATGGATCATATTCAAATTCAAATTCACCAATTTTTTTATCTTCGAATAATTTTTTAGAAAAATAACTAAGAACACTAGCCTTATATTGATTTTCTATTCTTGAATCTTGAATTTTTTCAACTAAGACAAATTCTGAACCAACTTTAAATTTTTTAAGACTATCAATTTGTTCATTGAGCCACTTCATATCAAAATTTCTATAAACATTTTGTTTAACGGTTTCTAATGTAAAAGTTCTTTCTTTAATTCTAACATCATCAATTAAACCTTTAATTTTTTCAACTAATTCATCTTTACCATTGATGATAATATCTTTATCTAAAGATTTTTCATTTGAAATTTTAATTGAAATAGAACTTTCTATTAAAGAATAAATCTCATTCCTTAAAGAGTCTTTCATTTCATATTTTTTCTTAACTTCGTCACCTAAAGTGCTAAATTTTTTCATTTTTAATAATTTATTTTTATTTATTATTTTCATGCCAAACTTTAATCATGTCGGCTATATAAGGAATAAAATCTGGGTCAGATTCTTCAACTTCATCAGAATCCATTTTACAAGCGTCTAAAATTTGTTCAACCAATATAGTCAAACTATCTTTTTTTTCAAATTCTTCATCATCAAATTCGTTATTTTCATTGAGAAAATACTGATCAAAATTTTTCATAACTTATTTATTTTTATTTATAGGTATATCCTGATCTAGAATTCCAAACAAGCCCAGATAATCTCAAATATGTCACATTACTCATCTCTATTGCAGGATATGTATTTGCCATTGTTGTTCCTGTAATATAAGGATATTCATATCTTAAAACACCACCAACAACTGTTTTTCTTGTAATTGACCATAATGCATCTGTATCTTGTGTACCTGCTGTTGCATAACCATAATATGTTGATCCAGTTCCTAAATCACCATCCCACGGATCTATTCTTTGAAGTTCTAATGCCATAATAATTGTATTTTTTCTTTATATATAAAATTTTTTATATTATAATATTTTAAATGAGATTTAAACTTGAACCATTTATAATTTTTTTAATTGTTTCTAAATGACAGCACTACATTATCTTCTCCATATGTTGTTTTACCTCCACTTATCACTTTTATTCTCCAATGGTAATTATACATTGAAAAAAATTTTATTTCTGCTGAACTTTCACCTAAATTATTGATTGCGTATGCTTGGTAATAATACATATTTGGTTGTAATCCAGAAAGAATAGTATGAAACTCAGAAGTAATTTCAGAACTAGTTACTGAGTTTGTTAATGCAGATGGAGATAATCCATACCGAAATCCTTTATAATTTATTGTATAACCACCAGTATTAAGTATATATCCTGTCAAAGATATATTTGCGTCTAAAATAGTAGAACTAATAGTGTTTATGGTTGGAATTGCAAAATAATTCAATCCTGGTAAACTAAATGTTGCTAATCCACTAGGATTTGTATATGTAAACGCAGCGAATAATCCATTTGGTAATACTAGAAATTCGTTAGGTACTTGGCCTCCAGAAATACCACCTGTATAATTATAAGCTTTAAGTGTCCTTTTTCCTACTGGTTCTGTTAGTGTCCAGTTATCTACATCTGATATATCTATTATGTAGGTGTATGAATTAGTTTTAGAATCCAGAAGATAATTACCAAATATATACGCTACGTAAGAAGTATATGACAAACTAGGCATTAATTCTGAGAATTCACTAATATGATACCTTGGTAATGCTGTTAATCTTAGATCACTTTTTCTTAATGCATAATTACCCCAATATTTTCCATATGTATTTGAATTAGCTAAATATCCTACTTCTATACCATAAAAAATGTGGGTTGCTGTCTGAGCTATATCATCTGTAGATTTTGGCACTTTCACCCATGAATCTGCCAACATTGTAGCTTTATTGACTTTATGTACCTCGTGAACTGATCTGAGTAGAACAGTTCCATAACCATAATCATCACAATTACCAGCACCAACACTACCATCTCTAGTAGCAAATGTTAAATATAAATAATTATTATCAGCACATGCTGAGTGTATAAATCCCTTGGCTCTCTGAGTATATCCATATAATATTGCTCCACCTTGAGAATCATGAAAATACGATCCTATTTTAGTAGTAGTAAAAAGATTAGTAACTGTATTATTATATTTAGTTTGAGTAGTAACAAAAACTAATGGATCAATTTTATAAGTATAATAATCATAAGATATATATAAAAATTCATTATCAGTAAAAATTGGAACTCCATTATTTCCAACGCTTGAGTAAGCTAATCTAAATACTTTATAAGTATCATCAGCAGGATTTAACTGAACTAAATAAATTCCACTAT